GATGGACCTCACTTTGAGCTTATGATCTAAGTATCGAGCGGGTGGTCCAACATTGTTTGTTGGTTAACGTGCTACCGAATGCGCCCATTCACACGGCCACCCGCACGATCTTTCTTAGAATATAATTCCTACCAGGGCCATTACGGCAATGCCACTGGCAAAGCCTGCAAACGCGCCGACCGCGCCTGCAATCTCAATCTTCTTTTCCATTTCCTCTTCGCTCATAGCGTTCCCCCTACCTTAGTTTTTTTCTTTATGCTGCGCTGATGATCCTGCCATTTGGCTGCGTAGATTAACTCGTGCTTTACGGCGCAATCCAGATCGCTCTGAAGTATGTCCCGAAACCTATTCTTTAGCTTTCTTTTGTAATGGCCCTTTGAAGTATCTCGCCTAATGCGAACAGGCTCTCTAGCTGCTGCTTGAGGTTGTGCCGGTTCTGTTTTTTTGCAGTCTCGATCATGATTGATAGTTGACGTTGACTTCGGGCCAATGCCTGCAAGCCTTCTTGGTTCATCGCTTTTCTGCCTTCCATCGATAAATTTTATTCCGTATTTTTTTGCGATATCAACAACGGTTTTATACGGTATCGACATAAGAGCAGATGCTTCTTTCTTTGTCAGCTTCATTTCTGCTGCCTTGATGCACTTGATTATATCTTTACCGGTCATTTCTTTTTCCTTCCGTCTAGCTCCCAGGTGATATTGTACTTGCGGCAGAACGCGCTGAGTAAAGCCTGCGACATCTCTAGTTTCTCCGCCGCCTTTACTTGCGTTATTTCTCCAGCAAGATCTTCAACCACGCCAATCAACTCCCGCTTTTGACGCGCTTTCATTTGTTTCCAGGTCTCCATCATTCTTTTCCTAACTGTGCGCCCAGGATCTTGAGGCAATTCTTGTATCGTTTGTCGATCTCTTCTTTAAACCCATCGGAAAGCGTGTCGATTGACTGCTGGTTCTGCTCGATTAACTGACGAAGCATTGTCATGCGCTCCCGTGGTGGGATAACGGTCCCCTCTTTGGTGGCTTCCAGTTTGGTATAGGCTGCAATGAGCTTGATGAGATTGGCGGTAAACTCTTGCGCGTCTCCCGATCCTTTCTCCTGGCCAATGTGGTTTTTCAGCGTGAGCAGATCCCCGGCTGGTGGTGCTGGTGGCGGCTGCGTAGATTGAGCCTGTTGACTTTGCGCTGCTGCCTTGCGTGGTACAGCATCGATCTCATTGAGGCTGGCATATGTCCCACCATGCAGGCCAATAGAAGCCAGAGCGCGGCCTATGGCGCTGGTCTCTGCGTTCTCCAGGGCGCTTGTCTTGTTGACGTTACCCTGGCCCCTGATTTCTTCAGCCATGCCGGAGCCGACAACCATCCCGGCGCTGTTTGTGATCGATGCCTTGACCACAACTCGTTTGCCATCGTCTGTTAGGATGTCGGTGTTGATCCCGTGATCGGTTCCGAATGCTTTGCGGAATGCTTCGACGCGCACAAAAACCTCGGTGTATTTCTTGCCGCCGCGCTGCGTCACGCCGTGTGTGCGATTAAGATCGTTCACTTCGGACATTGCTTTTTGTAGTTCACTCATTATTTGATCCTCACTGTGACAGACGCGCTGCCCATTTGATATTCGCAACCTGGCACAAGCTCCCCTGCATCCATCTGCTTTTTAATTGCTGCCATGTCTGGCTTGACTATAACCGTTGTTAATTGGCTCGGGATGTCGTGCGGATCTACTACCACAACTTTTTTGCGTGGCTTGGTCCGACTGACTGTGCCCAGAGCGTGTTGGATCTTAGTCTGGCCCATGGCATCGAGCAAGTGGCCGATCGTGATCGAGAGCGCGTCCTGTTTTGCTGAGAGGCGCTTTGCTCTGGCGGTGTAGGTCGCCGCAAGATCTTTAACGGTTGCCTCATTGGCAGAACATTCGGTGCGCTCTTGGATAAGCTTGCCCAGAATGTCCATTGCATCGGTCTCACCGTCCAGCGTGTCAAGAAAGGTATCCTGATCGTCTCCGGTCAATAGCCTGATATGATCGGACATTTCGCGGATCTCTTCAAACTTAATATAATACATATTGCTCTCCTTGTTTTGTGACGGTCCAGATGATCTCTCCGTTTCCGTATTGGTTTTTATGGCGCCGCCCGGTGTCTTCGATCAACTCCATTTCTTGCAGTTCCGTTAGGCGTGGACGTATGCTAGTGATAGGTAGCCGCAGAGAGGCGCTGATCTGCTCCCCTGACCCTCCTCCCAGGGTCGAAAGCGCGCGCAGGGTCTCCAATCTCCTGCCTGTAACCTTTGCGGCCGCCTGATGCGCCGCCGCGGTCTCTGTGTCCCCAGCCCCGCGGTGGTGCATCTTTTTTATGTTCACTTCATAGATTTTCATCGTCTTGTCCTTTCTCGTCACTGCGTTCCTTGGATAGTTCTGCAAGGGTGGTGCGGGCAAACAGATCGGCAAACACGCTGAGGTGCGCCATGTCTTGAATGACGCCAAGCACAAGATCACTCTTCTTCTGCGACATGCCTCCGACCCGTGATATGCGTAGGTATCCAGATGCAGCATTAACAACCGCCTGATCTACGGCATCATGCGCCAGTTCTCTGCGGTCAAACCAAGCGTTAAGCGTGTCGATTGCGTCCAGCTTTTCCTCCACCGCCTTCGCCAGCTTGGCCTCCAGTTCCTCGTTGATCGCAACAAGTTGCTCGATGCGGGCAGCCATGCAGTAACCCCTCATCTCGCAGGCTTGGTGCTGGCAGTCACATTCGGCCATGATTTGCCCCATGTATTTACTCATCGTCTTGCCCCTCGAATATTGCGCCCTCTCCGTTGCACGTTTCGCATTCAACCGGATCTTCGTAAGGCTCACCGATATCCCGATCAAAGCTTTGCCGCCGGTAAGTGACCTCGACCACCTTACCATCTCCATCGCACTCCGGGCATACCACTGACGCCCTCTCGCGCCGGTCCTGGAATATGTCTTTTACTTTGCCCATCACTTGCTTTCCTCTGGCTTGTTGCCGGAGCAATGTTTGCAATACTCTTTCGGGGCAGCGCCACACTTGCGGCAAGCTTCTGAAAGTTTCCTCATGTTTGACATTACAAAATCCCCGCAAAGAAAAATAAAAGGTAGAAGGTGAGAAACAGGCTCAACACTCCGATGGTATCTTTGATCCACTCTTTCCAATCGTTCATTGCACTCTCCTTTTGACTTAATGATGCGCCCGAAGGCGCACTGTTAAATCAAATCAAGTAGGCTGGGCCGGTCCATGTAACTCCCTTGAAGTTGCCCTCGATGATGTTGCCACGCGCCCGGTTCCGTGTTGGCGCTGCCCAACTAGCAGGGTAAAGGATGTCGCCTTTTTTAAACTTAGGATCATCATCAACATTAACGATGAAGCCCCAGGCACTAGCCATTGGAGTGCCGCCGTTGCCCTTCATGATCTTGATGTATTTCTTGCCCTCCTTGTAACCTAAGCCGCTGTTGAAGCTGTCGATCATTTTTTGCTTGATGCTATCGTCAGTCCACATACCCCAGCTTGCGTAATCAGCTTTGATAATGTCGATCAATTTTTGTATCTGCTTTTCCATTATGCAGCCTCCTCTTTTTCAAACCATTCATTGGGCCAGTCGTAATCATCGGCAAAGTAAACCCCGATACCGGCGCTCTGGATCTCGCCGTAATGTATGTCGCTCATCTTGCCGTGAAACTTGCTTCCGTCACTCCACTCAACAACAAACTTCATGGAATCGTCAGGGTTCCACTCAATGATTTTACCGTAGCTGTAGGGCATCATAGCACCCCACCAGGCAGCAACTTTTGAACCAATCTTATACATCATTTTCTCCTTTTATACTTTGTATATCTGACTTGGGCCGACTTTAATGTGGGTCGCACTAGCGGGAAACCAACCAGTAAACTCCCACTGGCCGATCATTGCTTTCGCGCCACGCAAGGTCTGAGACGCATCGGTCGCGCCACTCTGACCGGGAGGAAACATCAACCAGATCTTTTCCTCTGGGAAATACTCGATGATCCACTGACCGTATCCATACTTTCCAGGACCAAATTTCTTGACGTTAGCCATTGTCATAACTCCTAACAGATCCGCATTACTTGACCGGCTTTCGCCGCATCGCTCCAGGCTTGCTGCCCAGCCTCGTCACCAGACTGAACCAAGGCCAACAAGCTTTCTCCAAAGCCATTCAACTTCATGCCTCTATTGCTGCCGCAACTCTTCTCAGCAATAATATCCTCGATATCAGTCTGCCGCTCACCGGGCTGGCTGTTGTCGCCATTGTCGAACAAGTCGAACATCGCGGCGTCTTTCTGAATCTTAGCCATGTCTGATTCCTCTCTTGATTAACTTACTCTTAATAGATAAGGTGATATCACAATAAAGGTCAAGGGGTAAATCAAACTTTTTTTGAAGTATTTGATAACCTGCTGAAAGAAAAGGAAAGAAAGTTGAAATATCAAACAAAGACGGAAGCAAAAAAAGCTCTGGTGGTCCGATTGCCTGCCAGTGTCAAAGCCCGATTAGACATCTTTTCCCAATCGCAGGGGATATCACAAAGCCGGTTGGCTTCTGAGCTGATATCGGAAGGGTTGCCCACCACATCCATCGCAGCAAGCACCCCCGCACGGGCTTCGGCGCGCAGCGGTGTTGTGATCGAAGACGATGACAAATCAGATGTGACAGACTGGCTGAAACGGATATGACCAGCACTTACATTTGGCTCCCTGGTCAACCGATCGGCAAAGGTCGGCCCAGGTTCACCAGGACCGGCAGGGTCTACACTCCAGAGAAAACGCGCCGCTATGAGCATCGGCTGGCCGGTACTGCATCGAATTATATGCTATTGCATCAACTGGACTGCACAGAGAAGCCTTGCAAGGTTCTTATCAAAGCGCAGTTTGAGATCCCCAAAAGCTGGACCAAAGCAAAGAAAGCGGCAGCAGAAGCAAACGAGATTTACCCCAAGAAACCTGATGCCGATAATATCGCAAAAATTGTGCTCGACTCTTTCAGTTCTATCATTTGGGACGATGATGCGCAGGTATACGATTTGCGGGTGATAAAGAGCTATGGCGATCCGTGCTTGGTCACTGAGATAAGCTGGGAATGAAAACGCCCCTGCAATTTCTTGCAAGGGCGATAGGACTAGGTTACATTGGATTTGAACAGTCAATGCAGGGTCAGAATATAGAAGCCCTGCCCAAATGAAAAGGGTTAAAACGATGTCACATTACATGACTGCATTAGCAATGCAGCAAAAGGGATTGAAGCCAGCAACCAAGGTTGTCTTGTATTGGCTGGCAGATCATCACAACAGCGAAACAGGTTTATGTTTCCCAAGCCTCGGCATTCTAGCAGAGGAATGTGATTTGGATCGATCAACAGTTATCAGGCATATTGCAATTCTTGAGGGCAAAGGGTTGCTGATGAGGGTGCATCGAAAGCGAAATAACGGGTCATCAACCAGCAACGGCTATCAGTTATTGCTAGAAAAACAACCAGTCGCAAAATACCACCCCCCCCGTCGCAAAATGCGACCCCCCCCAGTGGCAAATTGCGACCCCCTTAACCTTGGAACTAATAACCTTGGAAATATAACCAATAATATATCGGCGATTTTCGATGATCTTTGGGCAATCTATCCAAAGAAGGTTGGCAAGGGACAGGCGCGAAAGGCATTCAATGCAGCACTTAGAAAGGTCGATCAGGATAAGATCCAGCATTCGCTCTCGCTCTTTGTCCGATCATGGGGACAGCAAGATAAAAAATTTATGCCACACTTGGCAACATGGCTAAACGGTGAGCGTTGGGATGACGAAATACAGCAGCCCTCACTGCAAGATATGACAAGCGACCAGCAGATGCAGGCAATCTTGGGATCGATCCCGACCGACAGAAAGTTACTCCAATGAATTACGAGCAGAGAACAAAAGCTATTGGCGCATGGCTGCAAAAGGAATTGCAGTCTTATGATGTGCCGGCAAACCACACGCCAGAACGAGCAGCCACAGAAATGACCGCTATGGTTGAAGACATTAATAGCGAGATCGTCAGCAGCATAAACGAGGAAGGGCTGACCAACATCCTCCGAAACATGGGCAAGGACATCCGCAAGAACAATCGCACCCGATCATGGCCAACCATCTACAACATGGTCAAAGCTGCGCAGAAATGCAGTGACGCTTACAAGCCACCAATCTTAGGACCGGCAAAGTCAATCGCATGGGACAGCGATGCCATCAATGCCAGACGCATGAACCACGGAGAAGCCGTAGCAGATATCTACATTACCGGCACCGGCGCAGACAGGCTATTAGAAAAAAACCTCGTGACGATGAACGTCATTCAAATGTATCGGCAAAGCTTGGAAGAAAACCGCATAGAGACCTATGCCCGGAGAGAGCAGACAGCCGACCCAATAGAGGACTACCCGTTTTGAGACCCAAACAACTCAGAGCCAAAGACCTAAGAGCCTTCGCAATCGTACCAATACGAGCAATCAAAGACCCAAGGATCACGCCATCAACTCTCCGAGTGCTGGTAGCCTTCTGCTCTTATGCTGACACAATGGGAAGAACATTCGTTTCACTCGCAAGGATCGGGCAAGATATAGGACTAGGAAAGACCGGCGTTTCATATCACTCAGTCAAACTGCGCAAGCTGGGATATCTCACCTACTGCAAGCCATTCTTCAAAGGTCAGAAGTCAACAGCCAACCGCATAGTTTATGATCCCTCACTGAAACTAGAGGAAAGCATAAAGGCAAGGCTAACAACTAAGCAACAGATCCAACTAGGTGAAGCCGAGGCAATGTTAAAGCAGCAGGCTATTCAATCCAAGTCTGGACTTAACACGCAAGCTGAACTGGACCTATCTAAGTTAAGGGCTGAATTTCAGTCTCTCACAGCAGACTTTTTCAGCAGAGCAAAAGGCGCAGGTTGGTGGATCTCACCGGATATGGAAGAGAGAGCCGCAGCAATGCTGGCCAATCAGGCGTCAGAGCTACTGAGAGAGCCGCACAGTGACGAAACAGAGGCGGCATAGGTATGGGTAGCCAAACGATCTTACCGGCAATGGTTCGGGCTTATACCGGCCCTACCCTACAGCGCGGCACAGAGGCACGCAGCGCATCACAGGCAGGCAATCGATCCCCAGCAGCGGCAAATGGCGGCCAAATCGCAACAGGCACCCCTTGCCCCCCACCCCCGCCGGCTATAGCTACAGTCCCCCACGAAACTATTTTCCGAAAAACCATGAAAGGCCGTTTCCATGCCCGATCTAACTTCTTCTGAGCGCAATGTTCTTTTATCTTTATCTCGCAATAATCCTCCTGGTTGGTTTTTGAGGGCTGTTGATCCCAGCTCTCCGATTGATCCGAAAGAGGGTGCTGCCCATACTGAGAGTTATGAGCTTGAGGATGGTCGCCAGGTTCTTGTTCCCCGTGTGCGTTTGCAAGATGGGAAGCCTGTTGTTTTATCTGGCAAGGGTGAGGCATTTGATGAGGCTATGAAGCGCGGTGATTTTATTGTTGTCCCTGATGGACAAGACCCTGATGGCTATTCTAAGACTTTAAGCAGTCTCATTGGGAAGATGCGTTCTTCTGGTGGGAAGGGTAGTATTCGTCCGAAGGCGCGTCCTAAGAAGCTTCTTAACGTAAAAGGAAAGTAAGATGCCCAAAACTAAACCAGGATTATATGCGAACATCCACGCTAAGAAGAAGCGTATTGCTGATGGCTCTGGCGAGAAGATGCGGAAGCCTGGTAGCAAGGGCGCTCCTAGTGACGCTGCTTTTCGCAAGGCTGCCAAGACGCGGATGAAGAAGTCTTATGGATGATGGTGTGACTGTGTGGGTTGTTTATCCTGATGGCCTGCGCATTTACCAT